CGGGAAGTCCACATGGGCTTCTCAGTGATCACACCTTTTCTATAAACAAGAATTGATTATATCGATAATGAACATTATGAAAGAAGGTTTTAAAGACCTTTTCCATACTCCTTTTATTAAGAATATGGAACTATCTTATGGAAAAGATAGATGACCTAATGGTAAATTATCAATTGTTAAGGATCCAGAATGTAAAAGACGTGTTATTGCAATGGTAGATTACCATTCACAATTAGCCTTAAAGCCTATACATGATGATCTTCTTAAATTATTAAGAAGATTGCCATGTGATAGAACTTTTACACAAGATCCAAAACACAATTGAGCAAATTCTAATGAATACTTCTATTCTTTAGATTTGTCGTCTGCGACAGATCGATTTCCAATCGACTTACAGAGAAGATTACTAACTGAAATCTATCAAGATAGTAATTTTTCTGAAAGTTGGTCAACATTACTAATAAATAGAGACTATCAACATCCAGATGGAAAAACCAATCTGCGTTATGCAGTAGGTCAACCAATGGGTGCTTATAGCTCTTGAGCTGCCTTTACACTAACTCATCATTTACTTATAGCTTGGTGTGCTTTTAAGGCACATAAAACTATGAGTTTCGATCAATATATTATACTTGGTGATGATGTTGTCATTAAAGATAACAAAATTGCCAGTATTTATAGAGGTCAAATGATGAGATTAGGTGTAGAGGTCTCACCTTCAAAAACTCATGTGTCTAAGACGACATATGAATTTGCGAAAAGATGAATTAGTAATGGGATTGAGATATCTGGGCTACCACTTAGAGGGATCTTTACTCATTATAACAATCTCAGGATTATTTATTCTGAAATTCTTAATTATGTTATAAAGGTTCCCCTAACAAATAGTCTGAGTTCATTTGACATTTTCACAAAAGTGCTAAATGGACTTCCATTAATTAACAAAAAGGGTAAAACCGTAAGGTTCTACTCTTTGAGTTATTTAATGAGGTACAAAAATTTCGCAGAAAGTATCAGATATTCCCTTGGAGTTTTAACTCCATTTGAACTTAGAAATATTATCGGAAGATATAAAACTAAGGACATAGATGGGAATTTTGATACTATCCCTAATGAGGACCAAATCCTTAATTATATTAAGGGGATTCTCATTAA